TTGCCTGTCTGCGCCTCTTCCATATGCTCGTCTTAAGGGTTACCAGATCCACGGCACCAAACGGTAGCGGACCTTTCTGGTGTAATCCCGGTAGCCGGCGAGTTCTTTCTGAAGCACCCTGTCTTCAATTCGTGTCCTTAGAATATAGCCGCAGGAAATCAGAACGCCAGGGATCAGGGCAACCCACGAACCAAGAGATATGGGCGTCATTAAGATATCTGATACGGTTCGAGATCAAATACTAGCGATCCGGACCATGCCTGGCTGCCCGAACATGTTTGACGTCAGCGCAGTCCAACGATTTGCGTTTGAGCGCTCCTTATATGCCTTGGTTGATTTCGTCGAGACCGATCGTAAATCTTATGTGACGTTTATTTTGACGGGGAGGCTAGGCGATGTGGAGTAACGGACGGGTGTTCAACATTGAAACAAAGATCGACTACGAATATTGGTGCAAGCACTTTGAAAGGCCAAGCCACCATGGAGTAGGAGGCGGGAAAATCAGTAAGTTGACAATTCGCCGCCTGAAGGATGGTAAAGACCTCTATCACTACGACCGGGGCCTCGACTTCGATTTGCTCGACGAATCTGGCAAAGCAGTGCTCTCTATCCTTTTGGAAAAATTCAACTAAATAATAAAGGTCAGTTGGTTTAGCCCCGATAAGGGGCTAGACCTCGTGCAATGTGATTTTAGGACTTCCCTTCGGAGGTCTTTTTTTATACCTGGAAGGGAGTTCTGCAGATGACCAATGTGTACACGCCGACAAAATTGATGCTGCCGACCAGTCACTATGACAAACGTCGAGCTGATTTTGCAGTGGGCTTCATCCAAATGTTAAAGCATACTACGGGCGAGTGGCACGGCAAGCCATTCCACCTGATGCCGTGGCAGGAAAAAATCATTCGAGACCTATTTGGGGTTGTCGATAGGGACGGATACCGGCAGTTTCGCACCGCGTATGTGGAAGTTGGAAAGAAAAATGGCAAACTCTTAGCCCTTGACACGCTGATTCCAACCCCGCAAGGCTTCACAACCATGGGTAAAATAGCAGTCGGTGATACAGTTTTCGATGAAAACGGGAATCCGTGCCGAGTCGTGGCCAAGAGCGAAGTGGATCATGACGAACAAGCCTATCGCATCACGTTCAAAGACGGTGAAATCATCGAAGCAGGTGAAAACCACCAATGGTATGGCCAGTGGCGGTCAAACAACAAACTTAAAGGCGGTATTGTAAGCACCGACTGGCTTTACAGTCGCTCACTGGCAAAGAGCCGCAAGGGTTCGATGGACTTTAGAATACCGATCAATGGTCCGATCGAGACATCATCTATCGATTTGCCGATTACACCATACCTAATGGGCTACTGGCTCGGAAACGGTCACCATTGCAAGCCCGAAATCACGATTATGTCACAGGATGTCGATGAGGTGCTGAACAGAGTCCGACCGCACCATGAAATCCTGTCCATATGGCAGAACGTGGGCGACAGTAAGATTGCAAAAGTGCCCGACCTCAAGAAGGTACTCCTCACTTCATTTCACGATAAGGTAATCCCACCTGAATACCTCCGAGCAAGCCGCGAACAGCGGCTTTTATTGTTACAGGGGCTGATGGACTCGGACGGCTGTATCAGTGATCGAAAAGGCCAAGGGATTTATAGTTCAACTGAACTGCGCCTTGCGGAGAGTGTTAGTGAACTGCTTTGGTCACTGGGGATCAAGAACGCGGTTACATTTACCGATTGCACACAACGCGCTGATTGGGAAAAACGTAGTGAGGAATGCGGCCGTGTGCTGACCGGCGAAACGATGTACACGGTGAAGTTCACGGTATTTGACGACACCCAGGTTGCCGGGCTCGAGCGAAAACAAAGCCGGGCTGTCCAGCGTAATCCCTTCTCGCGAAGTCATTTCCGCTACATCGACAAGATCGAGCCCATCCCCAACCGCGGGATGCAATGTATCCAGGTTGACAGCACGACCCATCAATACCCGGTGGGGCGTTCCTTTTTGCCCACGCACAACAGCGAACTGGCGGCAGCGATCGCGCTTTACCTGCTGTTTGCAGATGGTGAAGCCGGGGCCGAAGTCTACTCCTGTGCGGCGGACATCAACCAGGCGAGCATTGTGTTCAACACCGCCAAGGCCATGGTGGAACAAAACAGCGACCTGAGAAAGCTTTCCAAGCTGGTGCCTTCCACCAAGCGGATCATCTTCCCCCATTTGAACAGCTTTTACCGGGTCCTGTCCTCGGAAACAAAATCCAAACAGGGCTTCAACGTATCAGGGCTTATCTTTGATGAATTGTTCGCGCAGCAAACCCGCGAATTGTTTGACACGATGACCAAGTACACAGGTGATGCCAGACGCCAGCCGCTCTACTTCCTGATCACCACGGCGGGCCGAGACAAGACCTCGATCTGCTATGAAATCCACTGCAAGGCAAAGGCGGTGCTGGACGGCTCGAAGATCGACCCTGCCTTCTACCCCGCGGTCTTTGGTATCACTGAGGACGACGACTGGCACGACCAGCTTGTCTGGCGGCGGGTGAACCCGTCCATCGGCGTAACGATACCCTTTGAGGCGGTACTAGCAGCCTACGAGCAAGCCAAGCAGAACCCGGCTGAAGAGATGCACTTTCGGCAATTTCGCTTGAACGAGTGGTGTAATGCTGATATTCGATGGATGCCAATGGACAAATGGGACGCTTGTGGTGAGGAGTTGCATGATGAGGATTATGAAGGGCGTGAATGTTATTGCGGGCTGGACTTGTCCTCTACTGGCGACTTGACAGCTCTGGTGTTGGTTTTCCCACCCACGGCTGGCGACACGAAGTTTACTATCTTGCCGTTCTTCTGGCTGCCAGACGATGTCATTGACCTGCGCACTCGCCGCGACCATGTACCTTATGCCGTTTGGAAGAAGATGCGTGTATTCAACACCACTGAGGGGAACGAGTTGTCAACACTTTAGCGGACAATTTGTTAAGCTACTGCTGGTATATGCCTCTGTTGCCACTGTTTCAGGTATTGGATCGGACTGAGATAGCCCAGTCGTTTCTGCGCTCGTTTGTGATTGTAAAACACTTCAATGTACTCAAAGATCCTTTGTCTTGCTGTATCACGAGTCGGATAGAAGCAATATGGGCTAATTATAATCTGCGAAATTGATGGTGAAGTATTCGTCTATGAGGAGTACTTGAAAATATTGCGTAAAGATACATGATCAAGATCAACTATTCAGTAGAAGCCGCCCTCAATCGAGAGTGGTTTTTTCATGCCTAAATGGAGGTTCTTCATGTCACTGATTGACCGCATCTTTAAAGCCCGCGACAAGCCTAAAAACCTACTTCCCGGCAGCACCTACAGTTTCTTCTTCGGCAGTACAAGCAGTGGCAAAAGCGTCAACGAGCGAACGGCCTTGCAGACCACCGCCGTTTACGCCTGTGTACGGATCCTCTCGGAGACGATCGCCAGTCTGCCGCTGCACACATACCGTTACACCGACCGAGGCAAAGAAAAAGCGCTGGAGCATCCGCTGTACTACCTATTGCATAATGAGCCCAATTCCGAGATGACTTCATTTGTGTTCAGAGAAACGCTGATGAGTCATCTTTTATTATGGGGCAATGCCTACGCTCAGATCATCAGGGATGGTCGTGGCCAGGTAATTGCGCTGTACCCGCTATTACCAGACAAGATGACGGTTGATCGTGCTTCCGGCGGAGAGATCGTTTACCAATACCGGACTGACCACGGGGTGTATGCTCTTCGCCGTGAGGACGTGCTGCATATTCCCGGCCTGGGGTTTGACGGCCTTATCGGTTACTCCCCGATAGCGATGGCCAAGAACGCGATCGGCATGGCCATTGCAACCGAGGAATATGGCGCATCATTCTTCGCCAACGGCGCTAACCCCGGCGGTGTCCTGGAACACCCCGGCGTCGTGAAGGACCCGAAACGCGTGCGCGAAAGCTGGAACGCTGTGTATCAGGGCAGTTCCAACGCCCACCGTGTGGCAGTTTTGGAGGAGGGCATGAAATTCCAAGCGATCGGTATTCCCCCCGAACAGGCGCAGTTTCTGGAGACCCGAAAGTTCCAGATCAACGAGATCGCTCGGATTTTTCGGGTAGCCCCTCATCTTTTAGCTGACCTGGAGAAATCCAGCTTTTCCAACATTGAGCAGCAGTCGCTGGAGTTCGTGAAGTACACGCTCGACCCGTGGGTGATCCGCTGGGAGATGTCAATTCAGAAAGCGTTGTTCTCCACGGCAGAGAAGCAGCAGTACTTTGTCCGATTCAACCTGGACGGACTGCTGCGTGGCGATTATGCCAGCCGCATGCAAGGGTATGCCACTGGAGTCCAGAATGGTTTCTTAAGTCCGAATGACGTCAGGTCTCTCGAAAACATGAACCTCATCCCTGCCGAACTCGGTGGTGACCTGTACCTAATTAATGGCAACATGCTGCCGCTTTCAAAATCAGGGAAATTTTACGAAACGGAGGAACAAAACGAATGAAAAATAGATTCTGGAACTGGGTATGTGCTAGCGACGATGCTGAACGCACGCTCTACCTGAACGGCCCTATTGCTGAGGAGACATGGTGGGCTGATGAGGTCACACCAAAACTGTTCAAGGAAGAACTACTGGCCGGCAGCGGCAACATTACCGTCTGGATCAACTCACCCGGAGGCGATGTATTTGCTGCAGCACAGATCTATAACATGCTCATGGAATATCCCGGGCAGGTAACCGTCAAGATCGACGGCATCGCTGCCAGCGCCGCGTCGGTTGTCGCTATGGCCGGCAGCACAGTGCTCATGTCTCCTGTATCGATGCTGATGTGCCACAACCCCATGACGCTGGCTTTTGGTGATACGGTCGAAATGGAACGGGCGATCGCCATGTTGTCAGAGGTCAAAGAATCAATCATCAATGCCTATCAACTGAAAACCGGGCTGACTCGTGCCAAGATCTCGCACCTCATGGATGCCGAGACCTGGTTCAATGCGAAAAAGGCAGTCGAGCTTGGTTTTGCAGACGGCATCTTATTCACCTCTGACAGTTCGGCACCGGAGAGCGAAGGCCTCCTGTTCAGCCGTATGTCCGTGACCAACT